TTGAAAAATCTTGGTTTGGTGGAAAAGCTAATTCCAGTCGGTGTACCTCTTCCCTGGCCGACTGAAACACCGCCAGAGGGATGGGTTCAGTGTAATGGTGCGGCCTTTGATAAGTCGAAATTTCCGAAATTAGCTAAGGCTTATCCTAGTGGTAATTTACCTGATTTACGCGGTGAATTTATTCGTGGCTGGGATGATGGGCGTGGGATCGATCAATCACGAGCATTGCTGTCCCAACAAAATTCAACACGATTGCCCAGTGTTTATGTTCACGCTGCTTCTGCTGATATCGGGATATTGGTATCACCTCCTGTTAATACATATTCCCGTACTTATCCATCAGAAATTATGGCCAGTGATTTTGAAGATAGTACTAACGGCAGTGGCCCCTATTACACGACAAGCTCGTCATTAGTACCAGGTGGTTCAGTTGGACTATCTGCTTTTCGAGTACGTCCGCGTAACATCGCATTTAACTACATTGTGAGAGCAGCATAACGATTACAAGCTATTTTAAATGGAAATAATATTTCTATATCACTGTATTTAATTATGATGTAGCTGCTCATTCTTGTGTTGAACAGCTACTTACCGAAGGACAGTGATATTGCTATTTATCACAGTGCAAAATTAGCATGCCAGGAATATACATCTAATTATCTTGGAAGAATAGTCTATAGCATCAGAGTTCTTGAACAATAAGAAATTACTCGGAAATGTTGGCATTCAAACACCCTGATAATATGTGGTATTACTGAACAAGGTTAATACTCCACTGGTTTCTGTTATAAATAAAGTTATTAAGACCGGGAGCTATCCTAACCCCGGTCCTTTTTATAAGCTACGATAATGGTGGACTTGGCCAGACAATTTCTGGTGTTGTCGAAATATCAATTCGATTAAGCATTATTCGGTATTTTTTCCATTTCAATAGAGTGTTTTTTTCTTCTTCAGTAGCTATATTTAAATCAATAGCATCTTGTAATGGAACTATAATATTGTTAGCTTTAACTAGTAACTGAACTCTCTCATATTCTGCTTTCCTAATTAATTCTTCTTTAGTTGCGACATAGGGAAATATTTTCTGTCCATCAAATATCCATTTATAATTGGTTTTCTCATTAAATTCTTTTGGTACTTCATTTTTATTAATTTCTGCAACAGAAAAACCAAGTGGTGCAAATTTAGATACATCAGTCGTTATTGCACGAATGAGACCATTAGCATCATACATAATCTTTAATGTTTCTGTTGAGAATTGATTTTGAGATGTATACCAGTCATTACCTTGCTTATCCTGAAGATAAAGTGCAAACTGTACAGCGTTTTCACTGTCAGGTATATATTGCTCAAATGGGCCAAGATTTACCAAATTCATTATTTTTATCCTCGTACAATAGTGATCCATTGACCATTCTTAAGAAATTGAATGGGACTCCAATATAACGTCTCGGCGGAATAATCCCTGTCTCTATTATAAAAACCAGTTAATACATTAGGACCATGGTATTCCAATACACCACCAGCTCCTACTTGTACTTCAGCACCAAGGCGGATGTTGGTAATGTAAAAACTATTGCATTCTTCTTTTGTATATGCTCCTAAGTTTCCAACAAAGGGAGGATTTGATGTATTATATTCCATAGTCCAAGGTGTCCATGCCAAATCATGATATTGGCTGCGCGTATATATTCGACTGCTGTTATAAACAAAATAGCGTTGAATAATTCCCGCAGCCTTCAACACAATAAGCGAGCCAGCAAGTTGTTCAGGATAATTAGCACCATTTTGAGCATGAATATTATAGTCTTGATAATAAATTCCCGGTGTTTTGTAATTATCTAAATTAGCTTTATCACCCAAATAAATAGCTTGACCATTAAAGATGTCTTGAGAAGTAATATCGACATCTCCGGATAGAGATTTCCCATTTATCTTACGGCTTCCTGTAATATATCGAGAATCGGATTCCGTTTGTGTATACACTTCAATATCTCCGGCGGTCGGTTTATTCAGAGTATTATATTCCCTAGCCCAAGATGTCCATACTCCTATGTCATTTAAGGAACGAGTGTATATCCGGCTGCTATTATAAACAAAATAACGTTGAATGATTCCCGCAGCCTTCAACACAATAAGCGAGCCAGCTAGAGGTTCAGGATAATTAGTCCCCGTTTCTGCTGAAGCATTAGCATATTGAACATAAACACCTGGTGTTCTGTAATCATTCAAATTGACTTTTTCAGGGATAGCTATAGCCTGCCCATCAAAGATATCCTGAGAAGTAATATTGATATCCCCAACCAACACCTTTCCGTTCACTTTCCGGCTATTAGGCACTGCATTTTTCGCCAAATTTACTGTTTCCAATAAACCAAGGTTTTTCAAAATTCCCTAATCCATGATAATTTCTATAATAATAGTATCCCACTGGTATTAAATAGGATTAAACATGGCGAAGATTGGCTATATCAGGGTGTCAACAAATGACCAAAACAGTGATTTACAGCGAAACGCTTTGATAAGTATAAATTGTGAGCGGATTTTTGAGGATAAAATCAGTGGAAAAACAGCCAATAGACCGGGTTTAAAACAAGCTTTAAAGCAACTTAAAAAAGGGGATACTTTAGTTGTTTGGAAGCTGGATCGACTGGGACGTAGTGTAAAAAATATGGTTACTTTAATTTCTGATTTAAGTGAACGTGGTATTCATTTTCAAAGCCTGACTGACAGTATTGATACCAGTACCTCTATGGGGCGATTTTTCTTTCATGTTATGAGTGCACTGGCGGAAATGGAACGAGAATTGATAGTTGAAAGAACAAATGCTGGATTAATAGCTGCTCGTGCTCAGGGAAGAATTGGTGGCAGACCGGTATCATTCTCATTCACTGAACAACAACAAGCCGCAAGATTGTTGGCTAAAGGCCACTCGCGGAAACAATTATCATTGATTTACAACACATCGTTATCCACGATATATAAATATTTCCCGGTAAATAAAACGGATTACCGATCAGCTAACTAAACGTTTACTTAGATAACAGATTGCTATTAAACATGGATTTACACATCTGGAAAAATTAATTTATTGGTAATGGAAAAACTATCAGTACCTGGAAATCATCAGATAAACTCGACCAATGAAGTTAATTTCATCAATTGCACAATCAAAGGTCACATCATTATCATATACCCTGATTTTACCAACCGGGATTTTTGTGATCTTTTTAATACTATGCATTCCTTCAATATCAATTAACCATAAACCATCCTGCACATCAGGTTCTGCTGTATCTAGCAAATACCAAGTGTCATTGTTGTCTATAATGAGAGGTTTTTTTATTTCTTTGGCAATGAGTTGATTATCTAAAGTCACAGGGTTGTCAGCGTTCAACTTTCCACCAACCAATTTAACCCGTTGTATTGTCGGAGTGATAATGTTTTCTAAAGATTCCCTTTTCTTTTCTCCATCAGGGAACATTTCTCCTTGTCCTGTGCTTAACCATAACAATGAAGCATTGGTTTCAAGGTTGCATTGAATAACCCAATCTGCGGGAAAACTATCTCTTAAATACCGGTTTGCCATTGTACTTTTAGACACACCTAAATGGTCGCTTAGTGCTTGACGTGATTTAAACCCATATGCACTAACAAGGCGTTCGATAGCTTGTTTTCCTCCACTATCTGCACCCATTTTTATCTCAGTTACATTTTTTTTCATTTAAAGTATAGTTTAGTGAGTCTGCCGTCTTCACAAAGCTCTCTAATTAAGAGCTGTAGTGAGTCCAAATAAATTTATTAGATCCAATGACTGATATTGCATCATAGGCATCTAAATTTCAATCTATATACTTTGTGAAACTATATAATCTAAATAAAGAGAAAAAATCTTCTAAGCAATAAAATAAGAAAAACTGATTAATTACAACGAATTGTGATAGGAAAGAAACCTTTTTAATCATTAATTATTTCAATAAAAACAATAATTAATATATTAACACTATCAAATATAGTTCTTAAAAAAGATAAAAAACCCCTTTAATTTTTTCTAATCAACGTGTACTGTCCTTATATACAGTTATGTTATACGGGGGGTAAGTTTGTCAGTGGACTTTCTTATGGAATCAGTAATAGCGCAACGTATTAATTTTATTGCCAGAATGGCAACAAGCTGTGAATGTAATCATGTTGAAGATAAAGAGCTAGCTTTGACTTGGATTGCAGAATTATCAACGCCACTTGCGAAACAACTTATTAACCGTCATGAAACATTTGAAGAATAAATGTGACGAATAAATAGTACGCATGTGGGATTTTTGTATGATAAATAATCTACAGTTTCTAAGTTGGTTATGATTACATTGAAAAATGAGCTGAAAAATAGATATTCCCCATGAATTCAGCAAATTTTAAAAGATATGATTAATTGTAGCCACTGAAAAGTGGCTTCTTGCTTTTCATTTGTACTATTACTCTAACAATGTTGTTTCATTGTTTCCTCTCTTCTATTGGCACACCATGGTACTCTAATTTAACAATATTTCCTGTAATAGAGAGTACCTAATGAAAATAATTTCACATCAAAATGATACTGTTGATGCCTTGTGCTGGCGTCACTATGGCCGAACTCAGGGTATGACTGAACTTGTCCTGGAAGCTAATCCAGGGTTGGTTGAATTGATATTTAAAAAATTTCCTGAATTGTCTGAATATAGCGTAATCCTGCCATATGGCACTGAAGTTGAAATGCCGGAAGTTATACCAACTACAACAAAACCTATTCTACAACTCTGGGATTAAAGATAACGAATTGGGGTGAATACAACCATACCATTTATGGTAGTGTTAGTTTGATTACTTTTTCATAGGGTTATAACGCTATTTTTACCAGAGTTGTTAGGAGTATGGCTTAATCTACTGGCCTTTTAAGAGCAAATAAAACCTATCCACATCTTGCAGGATATTTTGGAAAAACTAAAAATTGAATTTGTGTTTGGATCGAAATATGTCTGTTTGGAATTGGATAAGCAAATGGTTGAAGTGACTCATTGTAATTGTATTGTTTTACAGCATTCGAACGAGAATCATTAGTAATCAAAAATCAACTTACCTGTAGTATCTTATATCCAGTATGTGATTAAACGGTACGACATCGAAATTTCTTAGATTATTGTGTTAAGCGTTGACAAGACCCCCCCCGCAGATTATTAAAAAGCCTTTCTCTCTAAGGGAAAGGCTTTTTAATTCATGTTGTTATAGTTTTCCTCCTCTAAGAAATTTGTCTGACCTTTCCTACAATTCGCTTTTAATGTCCACCGCTACCTTTAATGTCATTCTTCCAAACATAAACCCATAACTACCTACATGGCATTTTTCCGAATATGGATACACAACTAACAGAGCTTCTACGCTTATTACGTAACCTGATCAGAACTGGTGTTGTTACCGAGGTAGATCATGCCCGAGGTATGTGCCGGATCGCGACAGGCAATCTTGAAACCGATTGGCGGCCTTGGTTGACCATGCGAGCAGGTCATTCCCGTACCTGGTGGGCACCCAGTGTTAATGAGCAGGTTTTATTACTATCCGTTGGTGGAGAGCTAACCACTTCCTTTGTATTACCGGCTATTTATTCCGATCAATTTCCAGCTCCGTCAGTTTCTTCCGAAGCTGTTCATATTGCTTTCCCTGATGGAGCCGTAATGGTGTATGAGCCGAAATTTGGTGCCTTAGTGGTAAAAGGTATCAGGACTGCCAGTGTGCAAGCTATAAATTCCATATCACTTGAGGCAACGAATATAGCACTAAAAGCACACGATAAAATCTCAATATCGGCAAATAACAAAATTGAATTGGCATCGCACAACGAAATCTCAATGTCGGCAGATAACAAAATTGGATTGTCATCGCATAACGAAATCGCGATGGGGGCAGATAACAAAATTGGACTGGAGGCGAAAAAAGACTTTGCACTGAAAGCATATGAAGTCAAGTGTGAAGCAACAAAAGAAATGAGTCTGAAAGCGTCGAAAATTAAATTGGACGGTGATGTTGAAAACACAGGCGGAAAACTCAGTTCTAACGGTGTGACCTTACATTCTCACCAACACTCTGGTGTCATGGCAGGCGGTGCGACAACAGGAGGCCCCGTATAATGATGTATCTTGGAATGAACCGGCAGACCGGTCGTAGCCTGACAGATTTGGAACATGTACGCCAGTCTGTCAGCGATATCTTACTAACACCCATAGGTAGCCGTGTAGAACGCCGTACTTATGGTTCTCTGCTACCTGAATTAATTGACTGGCCACAAAACGCAGCCTTACGCCTGCAAGTTATGGCCGCCTGTTATACAGCTATCAGCCGATGGGAACCGCGAATTAATCTGACAGCTATCACTATAGATACCCCAAAAGACGGAGATACTCAAAAAGACGGAGATACCCAAAAAAACGGCAAAATGACAATAGATATATCTGGTCATTATCAGCTGTCCCCTGGGGGTTTTTCTCTATCCATTCCTGTGAGGTAAAACAATGCCGAATATTGACCTAAGCCAATTGCCACCACCTAATGTAGTCGAGCCACTGGATTACGACATCCTGTTGGCTGAACGTAAAGCCAGATTAATATCTCTTTATCCTGAAGAACAACGGGATGCTATTACTCGAACATTGGAATTGGAGTCCGAACCTCTGGTTAAGCTACTTGAGGAAAACGTTTACCGGGAATTGATATTGCGCCAGCGGGTTAATGAAGCTGCCCGTGCAGTAATGTTGGCCTATGCAACTAATAACGATTTAGACCAGTTGGGAGCGAACTATAACGTTACTCGGGCAGTTATGGAGCCTGATAGTACCTTCCGTAAGCGCATCCAAAATGCCTTCGAAGGGCTAAGTGTTGCAGGGCCGATACGTGCATATGAATATCATGCTTCCAAAGTTAATGAAGGTATTCGTGTTAATAAAGATGATGAAAAAGGTAAAGGTGAATATCAAATTGTTGATGATGTTTCAGTCATCAGTCCATCACCAGCTAATGTGACCGTAACTATTTTGTCACAAAAATGGATATGGGAAAAAGATAAGGACGATAAGGTAGATGAAAAACATAACGGTGTACCTTCACAAGATTTACTGGATAAAGTGGTTGTAGCACTCAATGACGAAGATGTCAGGCCAGTTGCTGACCGGGTAAAAGTACAACCAGCCCAAATAGTGGAATATCAGATTGATGCTGTGCTCCATCTTGATCCGACACCCGAGTCTGAGCCTATTCGTAAATTGGCTCAGCAAAATATGGATAACTATATAAAGGATCAACATAAGTTAGGACGGGATATCCGGTTATCCGCTATTTATGCCGCGCTGCATGTAGCAGGGGTACAACAGGTGGAATTAAGAGCTCCGACGAAGGATATAATTCTGTGTGAAGATCAAGCTCCTTATTGCTCTAGTGCAAAATTAGAACTGGTTAAAACCCAGGCTTCTGATTGTTCCAAACCAAATCCAAATCTCATAATGGGAGGTTATGATGAATGACCGCCTGTTACCAACAGGTTCTACTGTTTTGGAGTTAGCAGCTGCTAAGGCATGTTCGCAATTGCAAAACATTCCAATACCGCTTCGCAAACTCTGGAATCCTGATACCTGCCCTGAGGAGTTATTACCCTATCTGGCATGGGCGTGGTCGGTTGATCGCTGGGATGAGAAGTGGTCGGTAAGTACTAAGCGGGGAGTGATAAAAAATTCGCTGTTTTTACACAGACATAAGGGAACTATTGGTGCCGTTCGTCGCGTGGTAGAGCCGCTAGGCTATCTTATTCAAATAAAGGAATGGTGGCAGAACAACGAAACACCGGGCACATTCCGGTTAGCGATAGGGGTACAGGAAAACGGCATTACCGAAGAAACTTTTTTAGAGCTGGAACGGCTAATTTTTGATGCCAAGCCTGTAAGTCGTCATCTGGTAGGTTTATCAATCAATCTGGATATTAAGGGCGAATTTTATTGCGCTGCGACGAGTTATAGTGGAGATGACCTTACTGTTTACCAATATCTCCCTGATGTCATCACAACTAGCGACAATGCTCCTTTAGGGGCTGCAATTCATTTGATCGATACAGATACATTGAGGGTTTCACCATGAAATACTTTGCAATTTTAACAAAACTGGGAGCGGCGAAGCTGGCAAATGCAGCTGCTTTGGGAACAAAAGTCGATATTACTCATATGGCTGTTGGTGATGGTGGCGGTAAATTACCTGATCCTGACGTTAATCAGACACAGCTAGTTAATGAAAAACGTCGAGCCGCAATTAATACATTGAGTGTCGACCCGGTAAACACCAACCAAATTATTGCCGAACAAATTATCCCTGAAGGTGAGGGTGGTTGGTGGATGCGTGAAATTGGCCTGTTTGACAGTGAAGGTAACTTGATTGCGGTGGCAAACTGCCCGGAAACCTATAAACCACAATTACAGGAAGGTTCGGGTAGAACACAAACTATCAGAATGATCTTAATTGTCAGCAATACTGATTCAGTAACATTGAAAATTGATCCTTCTATAGTTCTGGCAACTCGTGAATATGTAGATAGTTCTATTCTGAAACATGAAAAAAGTCGCAATCACCCAGATGCTACGTTGACAGAGAAAGGTTTTACAAAACTCAATAGCGCGACTAACAGTAATGATGAAACCACAGCAGCAACCCCTAAAGCAGTAAAAGCCGCTTATGATAATGCCAATAGTAAATTGGCGAAAAACCAAAATGGCGCGGATATCCCAGATAAAAATGCTTTTGTGAAAAACCTTGGTTTGTTGGAAAAGCTAATTCCGGTCGGTGTACCTATTCCCTGGCCAACTGACACACCACCAGAAGGATGGGTTCAGTGTAATGGTGCGGCCTTTGATAAGTCGAAATTTCCGGAGTTAGCTAAGGCTTATCCTGGTGGTAATTTGCCCGATTTGCGTGGGGAATTTATCCGTGGTTGGGATGCTGGGCGTGGAGTCGATCCATCTCGCACATTATTGGTATGGCAGGAAGGCTCTTATTTACTACAGGAAATTGCTGGTCAGCCTGCTGATAATGTTGTTAATTTTTCACTCAATGAACGTATAAAGTTACAGTGGGATACTCCCCAACATAAAGAGATTCCACTAAGAGCTAGATCTGTAGGTTCAGCAACAACCTGGACTACCAGTGCTGGTTACATAGGAGTATCAAGGCCACGCAACGTAGCGTTTAACTACATTGTAAGGGCAGCATAATGAGTATATCTGTACTTGAAGAGATCCCGGTGGGAATACCTCTTCCTTGGCCAACTAACATACCACCAAATGGATGGGTAAAATGTAATGGAGCAATCTTTGATAAATCTTTATATCCAAAATTAGCAGAAGTTTATCCTAGTGGTAGGTTGCCTGATTTACGGGGTGAATTTATCCGTGGATGGGATGATGGGCGTGGGGTGGACATTGGTCGATATCTGCTTTCCGATCAATTGGCTGATGTTGCTCCACATAATCACAGGCTTAGCCGGATGTGGTCCAACTCAAGTGCGGCTACAGCTGATGGTTTGGGAACACCGAACTATATTCTCAATAGTGTCACAAAAGAGGCTAACTACGGAATTGATAGCCGTAGATTGGGTATCGCTACCGGAATGGGAAATGGTGGCTTTGGTTATATGGATAATGCGATTTTTGCTTCAACAGGAACAGAAACACGTCCGCGAAACGTGGCATTTAATTACATTGTGAGGATTGCTTGATGAATAAAGCTGTACTTGTACTGGATGAAAATAATATTGCTATCAGTACTGGAAGTATCATTGTGTTTAATTACGATGCGATTACGCTGGAATATTTAAACAGTACTGATGAACATCTTTCCGTTGGCATTGGTCTTCCTGCTAATTCTTGCACAGACGCACCGCCTAATGCCCAAGAGGGATATGTTGCCTGCCGTTCATCTGATTTAACTGGCTGGCAAGTTGTGCCAGATTATCGAGGAAAAATAGCTTACAACACACAAACTGGGGAACAGAAAGAAATCATTAAACCCGGTGAATTGCCTGGAGAACTGACATTCAAACAACCTGTCACCGATTTTGATAAATGGGATGGTGAAAAATGGGTAACGGACATTGAAGCCCAAAAAGTCAGCCAGATTGAACAGGCAGAACAACAACGAGTCACTCTGCGCCAACGAGCTGATGAGGCCATGACTTTATTACAATATGCTATTGAGGCTGAGATGGCTTCAGACGCAGAGAAAGCATTGTTGCTTACCTGGAAAAAGTATGTAGTATTACTAAGTCGTGTTGATACTTCACTGGATTCAGATATTGAGTGGCCACAAATACCAGAATAATGAAGCTGTTAAGACCGGGTATTATGCTACTCTCCGGTCTTTTTCAATAATGCAAATGAATGGTGTATCTGAAGTAAGTAATAGAGTTTTAGGGGCCTTATGTATTTCTATACCATCCCATCAACTTAACATATGAGTTAGTAATTGGAATCGCAGCGCTAGCCCCCGTGCTTCCTGTATTGCCCGAAATTGTATGGCTATGTGGCCCTATTGATACCGTATGGGCATGAGCGCCATCAGTGCTGGTATTAAACTTGTAATTGTCAAAATCTGTCTTCCCAGACCCCTGATTGTTTTTAGAGCCGTCATAATAGCCATAACGTCCACCATCTTGTTCACCCCACCCGCTATCATGTTTGTGCTCTCCAGTGGTATTGGTGGTTCGAGTACCATAATCAAATATATCTGTCATTCCTGAAAGTACATGATTATGTGCTGGCATTTGTGCCACTGTCAGAGTTATCAAATCGTTACCACCCGTTGACAAAATATCAGCGCCATTAGCACTAGCCAATCGAACTGTTTTATTTTCATCAATATATTTCCATGTAGTACCAGGAAACAGTACATTTGGGTTTTTATTTTGAGCAAACCAAACAACCATTCCTACAGGATATAGTGTGTTAATAATAGTTTCCACCAAACCAAGATTTTTCAAAACTCACTATTCTGTGAAATTTCCGAAAGAATAGTCTCTATGGGTATTAGGCAGGGGAATATATGGGAAAAATCAGCTATATCCGGGTGTCAACAAATGACCAGAACGGTGATTTACAATGAAACACATTAAAAAGCACAAATAACGAACTACTTTTGAGGGAAAAATCTATGAAAAAACAATCAACAAACAGGGCTAAAAATTCCCAACAGTTAAGAAACAAGATTGATTTATAGAAGTTTCATTTCTCACTATCTATAAAGTACTTACAGGTAAATAATTAGAAAAAATAATAAATTAACTAACCTGATTTGTACCATCTGCCACACATTTCTTATCGAATGATTTAATAACTGGGATACCTCAACATAGCGGGACACCTTAATAGGAGAACCGCTAATATGGCACAAGATTATCATCATGGCGTCCGTGTACAGGAAATTAACGAAGGTACACGCACCATTACCACAATTAGCACCGCTATTGTTGGTATGGTCTGTACAGGTCCTGAGGCAGACGAAAAAGCTTTTCCACTAAACACTCCGGTTTTGATTACTGATGTTTCGATGGCAATAGGCAAAGCGGGTAAAACCGGTACATTGCCTCAAGCACTTAAAGCTATCGCAGACCAGGCTAAACCCGTTACTGTTGTTGTCCGTGTTGCACAAGGTGAAACGGAAGATCAAACGACCACCAATATCATTGGTACTACGACTAATGAAGGTAAGAAAACCGGTATACAGGCACTGTTGGCAGCACAAGGCCAATTAGGTGTGAAGCCACGTATTCTGGGGGTTCCAGGGCTGGATACAAAAGCTGTTGCTGTTGAATTAGCGACTATTGCTCAAAAACTGAGAGCAATGGCTTATATCAGTGCCTATGGTTGTAAGAATAAAGAAGAAGTTGCCAAATATCGTGAAAACTTCGGTCAGCGGGAACTGATGCTGATTTGGCCTGATTTCCTGAGTTGGGATACCGTTTCTAACAGCGAAGCTACTGCCTACGCTACTGCTCGTGCACTGGGCCTGCGGTCAAAAATTGATGAAGAAACGGGTTGGCATAAGACACTGTCAAATATCGGCGTCAATGGTGTGACTGGTATTTCAGCAGACGTATTCTGGGATCTTCAAGATCCAGCAACTGATGCTGGTTATCTAAACGAAAAGGGTATTACGACACTTATCCGCAAGAATGGCTTCCGTTTTTGGGGTTCCCGTACTTGTGCGAGTGATCCATTGTTCCAGTTCGAAAGTTACACCCGTACTGCTCAGGTATTGGCTGATACTATGGCGGAAGCGCATATGTGGGCAATCGATAAGCCACTGACTCCTTCACTGGTACGAGACATTATTGAAGGTGTTAACGCTAAATTCCGTGAATTGAGGTCCGGAGGATACATCATTAATGGTAAGTGCTGGTACGACGAAAGCGCTAATGATAAAGACACTCTGAAAGCGGGTAAATTGACCCTCGATTACGACTACACACCTGTACCACCACTGGAAAATATGATGTTACGCCAGCGTATTACAGATAAATACCTGATGGATTTCGCGAAAAGCATAAACGGCTAAGGGGGCACAGATGGCATTACCTCGCAAACTTAAATACCTGAATTTGTTTAATGACGGCAATAACTATCAGGGAATAGTAGAAGAACTTACTCTGCCTAAATTGAGCCGTAAATTGGAAACCTATCGCGGCGGTGGTATGAACGGTAGCGCGACCGTGGATTTAGGACTGGATGAAGGCGCATTGGATGTTGAATTTACGCTGGGAGGTATGGAAGCTCAGCATTATCGGCAGTGGGGGCTAACTAAAACCGACGGCGTAATGTTGCGTTTTTCGGGTTCCTGTCAGCGTGATGATACCAGTGATGTGATTGCTGTTGAAATCGTGATGCGTGGCCGCTTCCATGAGTTTGACCATGGCACTTATAAGCAAGGGGATAACACTCAGACCAAAATCAGCGCTAAAAACACCTATTTCAAACTGACATGGGATGGCCAAACGCTGATCGAAGTGGATACCGTTAACATGGTTGAAATTGTTAATGGTGAGGATCGTCTGGCAGATCACCGCCGCGCTATGGGTCTTTAATCTAATCGGATAAACAAGGTTGAACCATGACAGAAACACTCATTACTCAAAACGACGAGCAGCGCACAATCGTATTAGAAGAGCCACTTGCACGTGGTGGTAGCAACATCACTGAAGTGGTGATTCGCAAACCTAACAGTGGGGCGCTGCGTGGTGCTCGGCTACAGGCTTTGCTTGAGATGGATGTGGACTCAATGATGTTAGTTTTGCCACGCGTTACCACACCCGCTCTCACGAAAAGCGACCTGTTGGCAATGACACCCGGCGATCTGATTAATCTCAGTGTTGAGGTGGTCAATTTTTTGTTACCGAAGTCGGCGAAGTCCGGTTTCCAGACCGACTAACCGTAGATGATTTGGTGGCAGATATTGCCACCGTTTTCCACTGGTCTCCGTCAGTGACAAGTGAAATGTCACTGACGGAATTACTGGACTGGCGACATCGGGCCATCTTACGAAGTGGTGCAGAAAATGAGTAATACACAGTCACAGCTTAAATTGGTAATACAGTCCGTTAATAAGCTAACCAGCGTCTTGAAATCCGTACAGCGAAATAATAGAAGGTTGGCGGATTCTATCCGGCAAAACCGTGGTGAATTCAAGCGATTAAATCAGACTTGGGACGTCATTAAACCTTATTCTGCTCCTGAATATGCGCAGGGAACTGCGCATACTAGTAGCAAAAATTTTCTAATGCCGGATTATGATCTTAATGTTCAATTATCTAAAATTCAGGCACAAACCAATATTGAAAAAAATTCTCCTAAATACACCACGTTGCTCAATCAAAGTTATGAACGGAGTAAAAGAGCCGGGGTTTCTGCTAGTCAGGTTGTGCAGGAAACTGCGCAAACTAGTCGCAAAAAAGAAGAGAGTCGTAGTGAAAACCGTTATAGCAAAATAAAAGATTTTCGTGATCGTATTAGCCAACATGGCGCTAGTGCGAAATCGGCAGGCGTTAACATACTGACAACCAGTAAAAACTTTCTGATGCCAGGTTATGATCTTAATGCGCAGATGTCTAAAATTCAGGCACAAACTAATATTGAAAAAAACTCTCCTGAATACGCTATGTTGCTCAACCAAAGCCGTGAGTTGAGTAAAAGCACAGGGGTTTCTGCTAATCAAATTGCACAAGGACAGAGCCTTTATGCATCCAAGGGTTATTCCTCTGATCAGATAAAGAATATGATGCCCGGTACGGTATCAATGTCACAGGCTAATGGTGCAGATTTCGCCGCTACCATTGATATTGGCACTAATGTGCTGGAAGGGTTCAAATTACAATCCGAAGAGATGAGCCGTGTGAGTGATGTTTTAACGGCAACGTTTACTGGTTCAAAAACGACGTTGGCGGCATTGGGTGACACCATGAAATTTGTTGCGCCGACCGCTTCTTCTTTGGGGATTGATATTGAAACTGTTGCTGCTGCTACCAGAAAGCTGAGTGATGCCAATATCAAAGGAAGTGAGGCTGGAGAGGTTCTGAGCAGTATGCTGGGACGGTTGGCTGAACCGCCTAAAGCCGCTGCCGCTGCATTGGCACAACTAAGTATCAAGATCCGTGATGCTAAAGGTAATTTACGACAATTACCCGATATTCTCGTTGAACTGGATGATAAAACGCGCTCAATGAGCAGCAAACAACGTACAAGTTATTTCACGGCAATTGGTGGGGAAAATGCCGCTCCTGCTTTGGATGTATTGGTGAATCAGGCAGGGCAGGGAGAATTGCAATCTTTTATCGATAAATTAAGAAATGTTCAAGGTGAATCCCAAAAAGTTGCATCGACAATGACGAATAGCCTCACCGGTGATATCCAGAAACTCAATGCCGCTTGGAGTGATCTGGGCGTTCAGATGTTTTCTGGTGTAGAAGGTCCTGCAAGAGAAGTCACTCAGAAAGTAACAAATGTCGTCAATAAAGTCAGTGAATGGATGAAAGCCAATCCACGATTGGCAGCAACGCTTGCGACTATCACGATGGTCGTTGGAGGGGTGTTAACTGTTTTTGGCGCATTCGCACAAGCGATAGCTTCAATATTACTTCCACTAGCTGTAGCAAAATATAGTCTTACTCTCTTTGGTAGTACTGGTGTGAGAGCGCTTGGGTTAGTTGGAAATGCTCTGAAAATGTTGGGAAGTACCATGATGATCGTTGGTCGTCTGATGATGGCTAACCCGATCCTCGCTATTGTTGGTTTGATTGCTATGGCGGCTGTTTATATTTGGCAAAATTGGGAAACATTGGGGCCGAAATTTTCTCAGCTTTGGGAAAATATTAAAATCAGCTTGAGTGAGAAATGGGAATCAATTAAACAGAGTGCCTTGCAAATCTGGGATAATATTAAAAATAATATAAGTAATGCCTGGGAGTTAGTGAAACAGAATACATTAGATATCTGGGAGAATATTAAAATATCGATCTCGGATAAATGGAATGAAATTATTACTGATGTAATGAATCTGCCCAGTAAATTTAAAGAGGTTGGCACAGCGATAATTAATAGTTTGTTGGAGGGGATTAATGAAAAATGGGAGGTATTGAAAAAGAAACTGACCTCATTATCTGATTATATCCCTGATTGGATGCGGCCAGGTGAAGATACTTCAAAAGGTACCAATAATAACATGACTCATAATGTCAGTTCGGTTCTGCCTAAACATGATAAAGGTGGAATTATTCCAGCTGGAGGATTTGGTATTGTTGGTGAATATGGACCGGAGATTGTAACAGGCCCTGTTAATGTCATTAGCCGACGTCAGACGGCTAAACTTGCAGCCGCTGCTGCGTTTTCTTTAAGTGTAATGGCACCTTCTGCGGCAGCCAGAACAGCACCATTGCATATTCAGAGTTTACCTGTTCAGGCGTATCCACAGATTCAGGAGAAGGTGGAGAAGCGCCACCAAATACAATACCGTAATGAATCGCCGGTCTATCATATAAATATCTATGGGGCACCGGGGCAGTCTGCTCAGGATATTGCCGCAGTGGTCAGGCGCGAACTGGATGATCGGGAACGTAAACAGCAAGCTCGTTTACGTAGTTCATTCTCTGATAGAGGAGAATTCTAATTATGATGGCTGCACTGGGTTTATTTGTTTTTATGTTGAAAACCACACCATATCAGAATTTGCAATATCAGCAGTCATGGCGGCATGCTTTTAATAGCCGTATCGGGCTTCGGCCTGCTTGGCAATTTCTGGGGCCGGATAACGACACGATGACACTTTCAGGCTCGTTATATCCAGAAATTACCACCGGTAGCCGTTTGTCATTGATAGCTCTACAGATTATGGCTGATAGCGGTAAAGCTTGGTCCTTTATAGATGGCAGAGGCACAGTTTACGGCATGTTTGTCATTGAGAAGATCGAACAGACAAAAACGGAATTGATGTCGAATGGTGCTGCTCGCAAAATTGATTTTACTTTGTCATTGCGGCGAGTTGATAGTTCTTTAGGTGAAATGTTCGGTGATCTTCAGGACCAGTTCTCTATGCTTACAGACAATTCGGCAAGTAGAGTCAGAGGGGTATTGCCATGATGTCTGAGTTTGGCAGGGTTCCAGAAAAAGGCAGTGCGCCGGGATTTCTTCTGGAAATTGATAATAAAGATATCAGTGGGCGCATTCAATCGCGCCTGATATCACTGACGATGACAGATAATCGCGGTTTTGAGGCCGATCAGCTTGATATTGAGCTGGATGATGCAGATGGTAGCTTGATGTTACCTTCTCGAGGTAATGTGATTTCATTGGCATTAGGGTGGCGTGATCAGCCACTTATGGATAAAGGACGTTTTACCGTGGATGAAATTGAGCACAGTGGAGCACCGGATAAATTAACTATCCGTGCCCGTAGTGCCGATTTTCGTGAATCTCTCAATATGAGACGTGAAGTGTCTTATCATCAGAAAACGATAGGTGAGATTGTCCGTACTATTGCCGCCAGAAATAACCTTACCGCCGATTTGCATAAGGATATAGCGAAGGTATTTATTAATCACATCGATCAGACAAATGAATCTGATGGTAGCTTTCTTACCCGGTTGGCAAATCAGGAAGGGGCAATTGCCTCAGTAAAAAATGGCAAATTGATATTTATTCGGCAAGGGCAGAACAAAACAGCCAGCGGCCAAGTTATCCCTGCATTAGTGATCACTCGTCAGTCAGGGGATAGTCATAATTTTACTCTGTCTGATCGTGAGGCTTATACCGGCGTGGTGGCAAATTGGTTAGATACCCGTAAACCGGAGAAAAAGCACACTTTGGCAGTTAGGCGAGGTACAGGTAAATCAAAATCATATCTGATTGGTAGCACGGGTAATGTACTGGAGCTTTCCCGTGTTTATGCTGATGAAGCCAGCGCTAAGCGTGCGGCTAAAGTTGCTTGGGAAAAAATACAACGTGGTACGGCGACATTTTCAATTCAACTGGCTCAAGGGCGTGCAGATCTTTATCCCGAAGTACCCATACAAGTCACGGGCTTTAAACCTGAAATAGATGAAACGGAATGGACGCTAACAAAAGTTACTCACACGATAAATGGATCTAGCGGTGGTTTTACAACGGCGCTGACTCTGGAATTAAAAATTGATGATCTCGACATGAAATAATTGTTCTTTAAATGAGATCTCGTTGCTATATTGTTCTCGGAATGAGATTTAATGTTTTAGTTAAGGGTAAGAAATATGATCAAGTGTCCTCTTTGTGGTCAAGCTGCTCATGCACGCAGCAGTTTTGAGCATTCCAGTCAGACAAAAGAACGCTACAACCAGTGTCAAAATATCAATTGTGGTGCAACCTTCGTCAGCCATGAAACATTTGTCCGCTTTATTTCCAAGCCGGGTGAGGTGGTGAGTGTTAAGCCACATCCCAAAGAAAAGTCTAAAACTCAGTTGAATTTGGCTTGAAGAGTTACAGGCTAACTGTAAATGTTTGCCACCGATAGGTGGCTTTTTTATGTATGCAGAACTCGTTATGTACCTTTAATAGCTAACCACTTTGTTAAATATCTTGTGAATAGTTAATAAATTCTCTTGCGTCTGTGATCATATTTTGTCAGCTTTAGTGTAATCAGAATGTCTGATCAACACTCACCAAAGCAGGATAATA